AGATTCTCTGCATCTTCACTATACATATTTAAATCCTTAAGCACATATCTTATTATTTTTTTAATTGAGTTTTTCATATTTTCCATCTTTCAATATTATTTGTATTCCATACTTTTGTCTTAAATGCGTTCTATATTTATCTGGCTTTAATCTTAACACTAAGCTTTTAGTATCTTTATTTCTATCTTTTCTATATACATATTGAGGGTTGTTCAATAAATCAAGTAAAAGTCGTTCATATATTTTTATTTCTCTACCTTCTAAATCGGTGACTTCATTTGATTTTTTATATAGCTCTCTAATTTTATAGTATGTAAAATCATCAGCACCCCTACCACTAATATTTTTTATTGCTTTTCTTATTTCTCCCACAGCTCCCTCTGTAGCACCTGTAAATTCTAATAGGTCTCTTCTTCCATATAACACATCGCCTATAAATGGAACCATTCTAGTTACTTTAGTTTTTCTTTCTTGTTCACCTTTAGCTTTATCAATAAGCTCTGTAAATGAATCGTAGAAAAACGCCATCACATCTATAGGTGGGAATGAGAATATAAGCTCGTATACATTTTCTTGTATTGCAGTAAACTCTCCTTCATAAACAGCGTCTCTTTTAACCTTGTTTATCCAGTATTTATTTAACAAAATTATTTTTAATAAGTTATCATAAAACTTTTCTCCAAACGTGCTTTCTTTGTTTTTTAACCAATCTTTTATTTCATCTGCACCTGCTCCTGCTAGTGCAATTAAAGATACTAAATACAGCATATTAGCTGCTGCTTGAGCTTTTTCTTTGTTGGTTGTATTTTTATTTAATGGATTTCTACCTTTAAATACACTACGTTTTTGTCCTGGTTCAAAGACAACATCTAAAAAATCATCTCTTAAAACATTAAGCTGTTTAATAGAAAATGTTTTTAACATATACATAGTCCTACCAACAGAGCCTGATTCTAAATATTTTAATGGTACCTCTGTTCTTCCTACTGGCTGATACTTTAGTAGTGCTGCATATGCTAAAAATAGCTCATTAGTCGTATAGTTGTTAGGGGTAACATCTTTTTTCAAATCTGAAATTATCTCGCTGTAGCTGTCTCCAAACAATGTTTTTAAATAATCTTTATCTTTCTTAGATAGTCTATTGTTTTTAGCTTTTCTTTTATATCTTTGTATGGCACTATTTATTAAGACAGACTTACCTAGACCATCCATTAATTTGAATCCTGAGAACGTAAATATAGTATTAGTGACGTTGTTCATTAATTTAGCATACCACTCTTTGTTTCTATTTTTTATTTCAAATGCAGGGTTTTCTACTCCAATTATTTCTCTAGTAATTCTTTCTCTGCCTGTCAAATATCGAGCTATATTTTTAATAGTATCTCTTTGGTCTAGACCATTGTCATAAACTGAATAAACAATATCCTGCATCTGTGTAACAACATTTGTTAGCTTTCCTAGTAATAATCCATAGGTACCTGTTTTAAATGAACTCCAAGCACTATTAGTAGGTTTAAAATTAAAATACGCTGACAATATCCTAACAAGGTCATTTACTTCATCTCGTGATAAATCTTTACCTTCAGATACTTTAATTATAAAATCGCCTATAGATTCATCGTTAAGCTCTCCTGCTCCAAAAAATTTCTTATTTTCTATTCTTTCTATAGCTAATTCAATATGCCTATTAAGCTGTACAACTGCATCTTCATAATAGTTGTACATATCAGCAGTTATAGTATCAAACACTCTGGGCTTTGTAAATGATGGCTTGCCCTTTATATAGCTATACCCTTTAAATAGTTGGTTTATTACCTGTGCTTTATCTGAATCATCGAGCTTTACGTTGTCTTTTTTCTCTTTAGCTGCTATTTGCTTTTCTATATAGGTCTTAACTTTCTCTTCACCAAATAACATAGTTGTTAAATCATCGTAGTTTGTAACTGCTCTTGGAAAATATCCTTCTATATATCCTATTTCTTCACCAAGCTCTATTAACTCTTCTCTTAATGAATCTAGAATACCTCTTATGTCTTCTATGTTCTGTAAAAAATCTTCAGCGTTTTTTGTTTTTTGTGCTAGTAATTGCATAGTACCAACATCACTATTGTGCATTGCAAGCTTAAATCTTGTTTGGTCATTACTATCAAGTTGTCTTATAAATTTTTCTAATTTAAGTACAAACTTTTGGGCTTCTGTTATTTTTGCATTAGTATTGAATTGGTGTTTTAATAACCTAGAGTATATTTTGGGGTCTATTCTTTTAAGTAGGGTTGAAATAGGTATAACTGTACTACCAATTGTACCTATTCTTGCATCCTTAGGTCTTCTGCCTGACTTTGTTTTTCTATTTACTGCATCATACACATCTTTTGATTGAGATGGTGATACTATTTGGTAGCTTACTTTTTGTTTTTTGGGGAGCTTATTTTTGTCAAATCTTGGTCTGAGATTTGATATGTTGTCCCTGAGAACTTTTGAGTATCGTTCTGGATTTTTTTGCTCGTACTTTTGGATAATGTTGATGTATTTTTGGTCTGCTTTCTCTCTGCTTTCAAAAGACCCAATAAACCTTGCATTACCAACTCTTTGTTTAATTTCTTTTTCATACGCTACCTCCTTAAAATTTCTTATTGAATCTAATAATTTTGTACCTTCATCTACAACAATTAAATTAATTTTATTTCCTGTGACAGGTATTGTTTTAAATTCTATTCCACCATCAGAAATCATTTTTAAAAATTGCTTTATATTTTTTAAATCTTTATTAAATTCAATCTCATACATTGAGTCATAGCCATTTTCATTTACTTCAAAATTTAAAATTGTAAGCTGTTTACGAGATAACCCTTTAATAGCTGCAATGTAATCTAATTGCTCGCTGTCTATTTTTGATGTTATTTCAGTGTATACACTTGGCTCTGCTCCTGTTTCCCATTCACCCAAACTAGCTTTAGTTGTAGATTTTAATCCTTGTTCAACTTCTAAATCTGCTACAAATCTATGATAATCTATTAAAGTTTTTGATTTAATTCCTTGTATTGCTTCATCTAGACTAATATCTTTTATTTGTGGACTTGCAACTTGTATCCCTGTAGTCTTAACACCAAATATGTTATTATCTCCAGTCTCTAGAAACTCTTTAAATTTTGATGATATAGATGATTCTTTGTTATTTAATATAAGGTTATATGTTTTTGCCATTAAAAAAGATGATTTAATCCTTTTATCACCTTCAGGAAGCTCAACCATAAGTTCATTTAATGGTATAGGTTCTTTTAGTTCTCTATAGCTTTTAAAGTTTATTTCATGGTCGTATGCTGGATGTTTTACTTTTCTATCTTCTCCAGTTCTCACATCTTCTACTTCTGCTACTGCCACTACTTTCCCTGCAATTTGATTAAAATCAGGGACTGCAACTTCTCTACCTAGTTGCTGTAAATTTACTTTTGCAGCGACTGCTGTTTTATGAATGTTTTTGTTGTTTTTTCTATAAAGTTGATTAAACTTTTTAACTCCTACTTTTTTCTTTATAGCTCTTTCTATAGCTGCAATAAATGTAGGATTTTTCTTCATTGCATTTGCTGCGTTTGTCAGCGTTGTAATAGCTATTATGTTATTGCCCTCAGAAATACGATTTAATATTTTTGTTGCTGGTCCTTGCGTAACTGCCCACCCTTTATATGTTCTAGGGTACCTTATACCAAAATCTTCTTGCTCACCTTTTAAATTTAAATTTGCTCCATCACCAGCTATAAAATAAGTTCCTACATTTTTTTTACTTTGGTCTGCAGATATAATTTGATATGTTTTGTTAGATTCCTCAAGGTCTTTATAATCTACTGGTACCTGACTTGGTTTTACTCCCTTTTTAATTAAATCTTCTTCTTTTAAAGTAGCTGCCTCATCTGGTGAAGGCTCTATTCCTTTTCTTAATGTAGTTCTCTTTTTAGGTTCTTGCTTGGGTTCTTCTACCTTCTCTTCAACTACTTGCTCTTCAGCTACTGGTCTGTCAACTACTGGCTCTTCAACTATTGGCTCTTGTTTTGCTTCCTTGTCTGTAAGTTTTATGCCTTTAGCTCCAGCCCTTCTATAAATTTCTTGTACTTCATCAGTTAAAGTTATATTACCAAATATTCTATTAACTCTATTTTTTAAATTTTGATATATTCTTTGTACTAAAGACTTTGGTTCTATAACTGTATCTTGATAGTATTTAGCTTTTGCTTCATTTGAAAAAAGCTCTTCTATTGAAAGCTTGCTGTTAGGGTCTATTTTTTTATTTTCAGGTATTCTCTTGTTTATCTCTTCATTTATTTCTTTTCTAGCTTCTAAGTTGGATTGATATGTATTATAGTATTCTTTATATGATTCTAGCTCTTGTTCACTTAAGCCACCTTTATAGACAGTTTCAAAAAATTCTTCAAGAGATGTATCAAAATCTGCACCTCTATTAATATTAATAACAAACCTCAAATTCCCTTTAACTCTTTGCTTGTAGTTTGAACCTAAAACTACGCCTACAGGAATATCTTCTGACAATCCTTGGCTTTCAAGTGTTTTTCCCTCAGCCTCTAATTCTTCTTTTGTAATAGTAACAAGTTCATCTACTATATTTATATCTAAGTTTTCAGCTAAATTAGGGCTTTTCTTAATTATTTCTTGTAAGCCTTCAAGTGCTTGTTCCATTCTTATATCATTTGATAGTTTAGCAAATCTTTCTTCTTGTTTTTTCCCTAGCTTTCTTTTTTTATTAACAAGAGTATTGTATTCTTCTGAGTTTTCTTTATTTTTTTCTGCAACTTCTTTTAGCTTATTTGCTGCATCAGGGAACGATTCCTCAAATCTTTTTTGTTTTTTTGATTCTATAGCATCGTTTGCTAATGTAATTCCTGTGCCTGCTAATCTAGCTGAAGCACCTGGTATCAATAAAACTGCAGCTTCAACTATTTGGTCTCTTTTAAATTGTTCCCAATTACCTGATTTAATAAAGTCTGTATATAAACCTCTAGCAAAATCTTCATCAAATCCCTCTACTATGCCTGCTTCAGATAATTTATTTAAAAATACTTTTGTTGCTTCACTTGCTCTTTCTTCTGCAAATTCTGCATTAAAACCATTATATCCTGTTATATACAAAAACTTTTTTATACCCTCTGCTGTTTTTTGGTCTATTTTTATATCAGGAGATTTTGATTTTATAGCTTTTATTAATGAATTTGCAGTTGATTCTACTTGCACTACAACTTTAGCATCCTTAGGTAATTTATTGTAAGCTGCTTGTATTGGCTTTACTGTTATAAAGTTAAAAGCTTTTAATATTTTTGTACCCAACAACTCCCAAGTTCTTTCATTCCATTCATCTGCCCTTGCTTGTCTTCTAGCAGTTTTTTCATCTTTACCTTTAGTGTAAATTCTTGCACCTTCATCGGTAATTTGTATGCCTGGCATTATTAATTTTAAGTATTTAGCTTCTTGACCAGGACCTAGTTCAGATAATGCAACTACTTTTGTTCCTACTGTTGCTGTAATTTGAGCACCTTTTTTCACTGCTTTTGTTTTAAGTTTATTTTTAGCCCATTCTAACGCAGTTTTTCTTAATCCTAAATAAGTTGCATATTGAGCAGTTTTTTTAGTTACATATGCTCCAGCTCCTATAGCACCTGCTCCACCCACTGCTGCTATACCTAATTCTTGCATGAATGGTAAAGTTTCTGCTATACCTTCTACTATAGATGCTCCCATGGTTCTTGGTCTAGATTCATACTCAACAAAGTCTTCTAATGTTTTTATTTCTTCATCGGTAAGCTCTGGACCTAATCCTTTTTGTGCGTCCATATCTTTTTTAATTAATAAGCCTATGTTTGTATACTCTTTAATTAATTTTGCATCTTTAACAAATGGAGCCAAGTCAACTGGGTTTATAGATGTTAATGCCTCCCAGAAGCCCATATAATTTTCTACAGTATTATCTTCACTTTCTATCTCACCTATAAGTGTAGTTATTTCTTCTAGCCTACTTTTTATTTCAGGCTTTTTTTCTATAATCTGTTCTTTAGTAGCGTTAGGACCTATAATATAATTAACTATAAATCTTTGCAAGTTACCATCAGCGTCAATGTTATACATCTCGCTTATAATTTGTCTGTTTGCTTCTTCTGCTTCTTCAATGCTGTTAAATTTTGCCCATGTACCACCATCTGATGCTGGTATACCTGAATCTACTGCTCCAAACTTTGCAGGTCTATTTCCATACTTTATTGCCCCTAAATTATTAAGAGAGGCTAGTATGCTTGCTGTTTTATACTGTGGATATTTTTCTGGATTTTCATTATATAAATTTGCAGCCTTTTGTATGCCTTCATACTTTACTGTGGTATCAGCAATTACTTTTGTAATTTTTTTATTGTCTTCTTCTATTTTTTCAATGCTTGTTATTTTCTCATTACTAGTTTTAATTTCTTGATTTCTAATTTCAATTTCTTGGTTTCTAGTTTCTGATAGTTCATCTGGTATGGGTCTTAAGGTTTGCTGACTTAAAGGCATTTGCTCTAATTGACGCTTATTTTTTTCTGCCCTTATCTTGTCTTCTTTTGGTCTTTCTCCATAGAAATCTTTTTCTAAAGTACCCTTTGCTGTAGAGTCTTGAAACTTTCTTAAAAGCTCTACATAAGCTTCACTTCCATCTTCTTTAATTTTAGGTGAGCTTGCTAGCACCTTATCTACCAATTCTGGATTATCAGACATCCATTTATCAAAAGCTGCCCTACTATTTTTATATGGGTCTATACCTATAAGCTCTGTGTATTTTTGTCTTTTATCTTCTTTTTCTTGGTTTATTTTATTTTCTAAAGCTTTTGCTGAGTCGTCTTGGTCTATAACTGATTGTACATTGGTTAATGTGTTTACTGGTTCTTCTGTTGGCTGTGGTTCACTTATGCCCTGTAGACCTGCAATTAAATCTTCTGTCCTAGGCTTTTGTTTAGCTAATGCAGATTTAGTTGCCATTAGCCTTCTTTCTTCTAAGGTTTTTCTTTGCTCAAACGCACCCCTACCTGATTTTCCTTCTTGTATAGATTCATAAATTCTTAGGTCTGGGTCTATAGGATTATCTAAACGATTGTTTAATGTAGTAATGTTTTTAGCTTGCTCTTCTGTAAACCTTGTTGGGTCCTGCTGAAGCTGCTGACCAAATTCTCTAATTTGCTGTTTTGTAGCATCATCTACTCCCTCTACTGAGTAATATGGGGTATACTTTCTTTTGAAAATATCTTTAAATGGATTTGCCATTAACGTAACAACTCATCTAGTTCATCGTCTTCTATCTTTTTTTTCTTTCTTCTATCAGCGTCTTGTGTAGATTTTTTGGGTTGTTGTTGTAAAACGTCTGGCAGTTGTTGGTTTTGATTTACTCTGATTGGCTCAATTCTACCTCTTACAAATCCATCTTTTCCTAACCTTAAATCATTATTATTTTGCATAGGTACATTCTGAGGAAATTCAGGAAGCTCACCTGGTTTAGACATTGTAAATTTTTGAGATTCTTGCAATGCAGCATCTTCTTCTTGAGCCCTTTGTTCTTCTTGTAATCGTATTTCTTCCTCTTGCTCTTTTAATAATTTTTCTTTTTGTAGTTGCATTTGCGTTTGTCTAGCATCTGGACCTATATTGGCGTCATTTTGAAAAAGATTAGAAATTTCTGTTAATGCATCTGCGTTATACTTTTTACTACTCATGCCACTTAATTTGTTAGCCATCCTGATAAACTTGTCTTCTAATTTAACAACTTTATCGTATTTATCTAGATACTTTAAATTATCTGGTTCGGTTATTCCAGAGCCTGGTAAATACCCAGCTCTTAATAGTTCTGCATAGGCAGTTCTTAGCTCACTTTTTAATTTATTGTAAATTTTTTCTTGTCCAGCTGTTGTTTTTAACTCTTTGCTTTGTCTTTCTCTATCAATACGTGCTTGTATGCTTGTTTTCTTTTCTTTAAGCCTTATTTCTTCAAGAATTTTTCTCTCTTCTTCTTCCTCACGCATTCTATTTATTTCAGATGGACTAATTTGTTTCATCTCTGTAATTTTGCCTGCATTGTTAATTTTAACATATACATCTTTACCACTTAAATGACTATATTCTGGGAATTGAGTTATATCAATAAGCTCTCCTTTGAACTTGCTTAAATCATATTTTCTTTCTAAATATCTTGCAGCTCTTCTATTTTTTTTTGATAAACTCATCTATTTACTCCCATCTCAATTAACTCTTCATCGCTATAATTATTTCTAAGCTCTGAAGATGGTGCATAGCCATCAAAATCTGTTCCTGGTACACCACCTGCATACGCTGAAACTGCACCTGTTGCAAGGTCTGTACCTGCACTATATAACCCTGATGCAAAATCTTGCTTAGACCTCATTTGAGCTATATCAGCATCGCTTATAGCTCCTTGCCTTTTCATTGCAATATCTCTAAGTAATTGACCTCTTTGCATTTGTGCCTGTGATAGTCTTCTTGCTGCATCAGCTTTAGTACGCTCATTGTCCATTGCTATTTGACGTGCTTGCTGTGCTATAGACGCTCTTACATCTGAACCAACTTTACGAGAAACATCTTGTGCTATTATTGAGCCCTCTAATCCTTGCTGAGTAATTTTTTGCATTGCCTGTGCCTCTTGAGCTTCTCCTTGCTGGTATAGAGGCTGTGCCATTTGCTGATTTAACTTTGCAACATCCATCGTTCCTTGCTCTGCACCTTTACGCATTCTTGCCATTGCTTGTTGCTCTTCTGCAGACATTTGAGACATTGCATCTAATTGCTTTAGTCTTGCTTTCTTTTGCTCATCTATAAGCTTTTCTTCTTGCTTTCTTTTTATATATGAACCTCCAGCTTTAACTGCAGCTGTTGCTATTAATCCTGCTGTTACTGGGTCTATTTCTGCGTAATTAGCATAGGGTCCACTGTGTACCCATTTATTTATTTTGTTTGCTAAATGCATTAGATTTCCTCCTTAATGTTGTGTATAAGGTCTCTATCCATTGCTTCATTAATTAAATTGTCCATATTCATCGTCCATTTCGTCCAATAGGTGTTATATATATCTGGTGCTGATTTAGCGTTTGCTATCGCCACTGCGTAGTCGCATAAGCTAGTATGAAATTGCTCTGGGATTAAAGGGGCTACATTTCTATAATTTAATACAGTAGCTAACGCCCCATTGGCATTTGACCATTGGTCATCTGCTAATGAACCCTGTGCAGTTAGTTGAGAATTTATTGTATATCTAGTAACTAGCCTTTCAGGGGCTGGTCCACCTACTGTTGCAGGGTCTGCTATTAAATTTGACATAATTGTATCTGGTAGTCCTGCTGATGCTGTTTGATTAGATGTTGAGCCTAAACTTAAGTCCCTTGCTTGATTTTCAAAGTATACCTTCAAACCATCAAGTGCACTTCCAAGTGGGGTATCTAAATACATATATGAGTTTGCATGATTGTAAAATAATAATGTTAAAACTTTGTTTTTAGTTTGTTCTGTTATTCTAGATTTATAATGTAATATAAAAACGTCATCTTTTTGTGGAGCTGTATTAAATACTATATGGTCACCTGATATTGAGTAAGCTGTAGGCGTACCTGTAAATGATTGCCCTTGATGATTTCTGTATATCTCCTCTTCTGTCATCTTTAAAAGATTGGTTCCTTTATGTGTAACGCCTATATCCTTTATGTAATTTGAAGGTAATTTTATATAATTGTGTTCAGTCGCACTGTCATTAGAACGCAATCCTAAACCATAATTTGTTCCTGGGACTTTTATCCTGTAAAGTGAATCATGAAGCATCAACTTATCAGAAAGCTCTGATTCTGCTTCTTTTAAAAGCTCTTTTAACAAACCACCTGGTGCGTCTGTAAAAAGTAAACATCTATCTACTAATTTATCCCATATCATATTAACTTCCTTGTTCTAATTTTTTTATTCTTGCCTCTAATTCAGATATAATCTGCTGCAATCTTGTTATTAATTTATTTACTTCTGGGTCTGTTGACTTATATCCTATACTACTCATACTCTACCTCAAGTCTAGATATTTCTTTTATTTCATTTTCTGCCGAGCTATCGTCTGATATTTTAACCTGTACACTTTTCCCTCTTTGGCTAGTACGAGTTGACTGAACTCCATTTAAAAAATTATTTTCTGTAAAGGTTGAACCTGATACAACCTGTAAGTCTAATGCTGTTCCTGAGCCAGAGCCTTTATTTGTGTTTGTATTTACTCTTCTTATGTAGGCATTTTGGTCATAAGAGGTTAACTCCTGTTCACCAGTCTGTGCTATCATCTCTATTGCAACACTGCCTTTATCTCTGTATTCTGATGTGTTTACTGCTTTTCTTACGTTGCTATTAGTTGCACTTTCTATTAATAATGTATTGTTATTGTTATCAAAAGAAAATTCATCATATTCTACACTTGCGTGTTTTTCTGTATACCACACCTGTCTAAATATATCGTATATGTAAAATTCTGTATTTGTTGATACGCTTTTTGTTATATATAGTTTATTATATTTTGCATCATAATGTGTCTTCATTATACTTGAGTTACTTGCTACTGTAGACTGGTAATCATCTCTTATAGGATATGTTATTGGTGTTGCTTGAAATCCTGAGTCTAAATATATAACATCTTCATTTGATAAGAAAAATATTCCATTTGGTGCTTTAGTTATACCCTTATCATTTATACATCCTATGTTTGGATGAGCCTCTACTAAGCTCCAGTTAGTTGGGTCTCCACTAGGTACATTAATTCTAAATATACCTTTAGTCATAAACACAACTATGTCACTCATTAGAGTTTCTATTCCTACTATCTCTCCACCCTGAAGGTCATCTAGTTTTATAAAGTTGCTTGTAGGTATAGAATCTGGTGAGCCTGGATTAGAGTACATAACAAAGTTGGGGTACTCTTCAGTATCCTCATCTCCTGTAATTTTTACATTAGCTACAAACTGCCTACCATTTAGCATTGTAGCGTATTTAAATTTAACGTCTAGCGATGTAATTCCTTCATTAGGATGCCTAGCTCCATCTGGTAGTCCTGGGTCATAAAAATCAAATAATACATATCTGTTGGTTGCTGCTGAAGTTCCTGTTCCATTAGAATAAAATTGATAGTTAGAGGTACCAAAAAGAAACTTATCTTCTGATGGGGTATCAGTTGTAGTTGAAGCTCCTATATCAGGAACATCTCCTGAAAATCTTATAAAGCTATCAAAGTTGTCTACAATTTCCGACCTGTCTGAAGTTAAATTAGTAGGGTAGTTTTTAACTGGGTTGTCAGCATGAACTTGAATTGAATTTCCTTTTAATGTTGAATTTGGTATAGATAGCTCTGAAACGTGAGTTGACATCCCAATACTTTTACCTGCAAACGCTCTTAAGTTGTCACTTAATGTGTAATTTGGCATCGCTTTTCTTACTGATAATCCCTTGACATAAACTTTTGCAGTTTCATAAATATCTCCAATAACATTCATATACATATACATATATAAAACAGTGGACTCAGGTGTTATAGAATATTGAAACCATCTCCATTTATCAATGTTTTGATTTCTTTCTCCACCTTTACCCTGTGCTATATCCTGTAACGCAGATACAGTTCCATCTGGGTCCCCTAAATCTGAATCGTGTAAAAATAATCTCCAACTTGCATCGCTTCTATTAAATCCCTCTGCTCGTATCCATCCACTTACAATGTGCTCTGTTGCTGCTGTAATTCCTGATGACCCTCCAAGCCTATACCTTCTCATATCTTCATTTGGATTTCCATCGTGAGAAAATTTTAAATCTGGTAAATAGCTACCATTCCCAGAGTTACTTAGTGTAAATCCTCCTGCAAAAGGTCCATCAGTTCCTGTGTCGTTCTGTACTAAAGAAATTGATTGCCCTGATGTATTAGGGTCTATATCATGCCCATCGTCTATTTCATCAAGCACTTCATCATCAGCAAAATACCAGCCTCCACTTGCACTTCCACCTGTGCACTCTCCATTGTCTGCAAAAATTACATCTGTTTGCTCAGATTTGTGATTAAACTTACTTATATATGAAGAGCCATAATATTCAGGGCTCATATTTGCATCATTTAGTATTCCTGTAGCTATAAAGGTTGCACCTGGACTTGTTATATTTACTAAATTATATCCTGTGCCATCAAAATCTGTAACTGTCTTAGCATGATGTGGTTCATATTTAAATCCATCTATAATTAAATGATAATCATCAAATTCTGTATTTGCCGATGGTGTTGTATCTCCTTTAAACCATAAAACATCTTTACTTGCATATAAATCAATTTGCTCTTGGTTAGGGTCGTTATCACCCATGTAAATTGTTTTTATCTTATAGAATGTTCCACCATTTGTACTTCTGTATACATTTAATCCACTGGTTCTTGGGTTAAATTTTTGTGTGTCTATTTTTCCTGTTAATTTAAACGCTGAACGCTCCAAGCTTAATATTCCACTTTTTTCTCTTGACTTGTATGTTAATACATCTGAGCTTGATTTTATTACAGCATCTTCTAGTAACTGCTCTTGAATACCATCATAAATTGGCACAAACCTATAATCATATGTATCTTGTGAAAAGTTTAAACTCCCATCTATATATGTAGGGGATGATACTGAATCAACAGTGTATGTGTTTGCTTGCTCTACAGGTACTGCAGTGTCCATAAACCATGTAGGGTACATTGTGTGTGCATCAGAATTGTAGTCATGAGTTAGCATACCATTAAAATGTTGTCTGTTAATATACTTAAATAACAATGGAGCGTTGTCTAATCCACACGCAAATCTAACACCATCTGTATATGTTCTCATTCTAATGTGCATATCTGAGGCATTTGCTATTGTTGCAATAGTATCTAAGTCTCCATAGTCATTTGCATTAAGCATACCAATTTCCATATTTGTTCCATCTGCGTATGTTACTATTAATGCTCTACCATCAAATGAATTTGCGTCATTTATTTGAAGGTTATTAGGTGTATTGCCATCGTCATCTCTGTCAAACACAAAAGTAAGCTGTACTATAATTTCACCACCAGCTCCAGCTTGATTAAGAGTTTCATTTGTTATTTCTGTTTTAAATGTTATTTTTTTTTCTGAATCAACTGATTCTATAACTAATGCCTTGTCTTTGTTTTGACAAGCTACACCATCATCTCTTGTACTTGTAGAAAATACTACAGTATCTCCTGCTTTAAATATATTTCTAAGGTCTGCTGTTTGACCTGGTATAGTTAATCCTGATGTGCTTGCAAAATACATTTCTTGAGTTGATGCATTAAATGTTATATTGTTTGCTGTTACGTCTGAAATTTTAGCACCTGTTAGCTTTCTATGTACAAATATGCCTGCGTTATTAATAATACAGCTAGTATTTCCTGATATATTACTAGACTGAGCACCTGTTCCAAATCTTTTTATTATCTTGCCATTAACGTGACGTATGTTTTGTAACTGAACAAAGCCATTAAGTCCGACCCTTTTTGGGTCATCTTGAGTATTTAGTCCTGCATCTAAATTTGCTTCTATTCTTGGCATTATACTCCTTGAGCGTTAATTACTTGTATCATTGCTGCTGCGTTATTTGCTGCTGCACTTGCTCTATTTTGTCTATTATCTTGTCTCCATAATAGTGATTCTGCTAGCTCTACTATTACCTGCTGTACTGAGTCACTTAAATATTCTATTTCATTATTATCAGCAGCTATATTACTTGGGCTTCCTATGTAAATTATTTGACAGTCAGTTACAGGACTATCCTTAGTAGATACGTATAACCTATTGCTCATTATGGTTCCTAGTGTCCCATAGCTATAATTACCACCCTCTCTAAATCCTGCAGGACTTACCATCTCTATAAATCTATTATTTGTATTATCATAGGCTTTTACTATTCTGTTCATTAATGGGTCTGATGCACCTGGAAGAGTAAAAAAGTCATTTTCTCCAAAATTGTCATCATCATTATCTGCATCTACTGTATCTAAAT